ATTTCGCATAATGTATATTATGTTAAATGCATTGCGGTACTACGCTGGGCTGCTGCGGCTCTTGTTGGCATCACTCTTGCGTCCAGGCAAGCTCCCCCGAGGTCAAGGAAGGATCGATGCATGTGTGAGTATCTGAGCGGACGTTTCACCGGCTGGCGTGTCGCGGGCAACTACCTGGTCAGCCCAGACGGCGACAGGATGACACCCGAACGCCTGAAAGGTCTGGCATGGCGTGACCACATGGAACTACTACGTGCCGGCTACGCCTCGCGGCGCAAGGCCGAGGCCGGACGAAAAAGAGCCAGTCAGCAGTCAATGGTCAAGGTCGTCGTCGTAGACCTGGCCAGCTGGCGGGATCGCCACTTCGGATCGATGGCAGGATAAAGCGCATCCGTAGGGGCATTGCCCCTACATCCCAATCACCGGCCTATGGAAATAGCAGGCAACTGAACCGAAGGGCGGCACCGAAGATAGTTGCGCTCACGGTCAAGTGCCTGTTCCCAGCCGTTGCCGACCCTGCGGATCACGCGACCCTCAGAGCATGAAACTCCGGATGCCTTGGCCTCAGAAGTACCCAAGGCAGGGACCTCGATAACATTGCGAGACGGGCGTGGCCGGCCCCAGGCATGCGCTAGGTCATGCTGCATCGAGAAATCAACCTCGCGGCAATACTCAACCATCCAGGGTTGCCACGGCTGGGTCAACTTATTGCAATCGAGCTTAGGCACAGCAGTGACATTTAGCGGAGGGTGAACACGGGCAGATCCACGACCAGCTGCAGAATGCGTCTGCGCATCAGCAAAAAGTGGAGGGATGAACAGAACAAAAACAATATATGAACTATATTTAAATGGCACGATTTTTGCCCTATTGCAATGAAATCCGTTTATTGCTAGGCGACCCCAGGGTGGGTCGAAGAGTCAGGATAGCAGAATCACATATCCAGCGTGGTCGGCGGCGTGTACGTGCTGCCGGCCTTGGATGGCGACTCGGGGAAGGTGCCGAGCACCCGAGGATGCTTGGAAATGACAGACCCGGGGACGGCCGCAGAGGAGGCCGGACGGGGCGCGGAGGCCTCATGGCTACCCTGCCCGCTCTCCTGAGTGGCAACAGCCTCCTGCACGCGCTGGCTTGGCGCCTTGAAAGGGTTGTATGGCTCACCGTTGCGGGCAATGTCGCGGCAGACATCATCGCGGATCGCAGGCACCCGAGTGTTCTGCTCGGTGACACAGCGGCAGCTGTTGACCGTGCTCATGCAGTAAACATGCGGGTCAGAGACAACAGGACGATTGAGAAAGGCCGGCGCGGACCAAGGCACATCAGAGACCAAAGGGGTGATGCTGGCAACGTAGGACTCGCCGCTGTCCACCTTCAGCGCCCCACCAGGTGCGAGCGCCGAAGAGCCGGCCTGGGACGGCCCCGAGGGGGCCGTCTTATCGGCCGGCTCATCCTTCTTCGCAAACATGGTGTCGCGGTAAACGGCGTACCACGCGCCAGCGCCAAGTAGCATGGCAACGGGCAGAATCATCAGTGCACGCTTCACCAACGCCGGCATCTGATATTTAATCGTGTGCGTCTGAGCAGAGTCATAGCAATTGAAATACTTGGCGTTGAATTTGTACACCTGATAATCGTAATTGCGTTTGATGGTGGCGGTTTTCTGCCGCACTACGTCCATCACCTGATTCTCGCGGAACAAAAAACTTTCCTGCCGACCGTCACGCCGCAGTAGGTGTTCATGGTAGCCAATCAAACCGCGCAGATACGTGTCCAAATAGTTGGGCTGCTGAGTGCCAAGCACGATGCGGATGCCATCGTGTCGAATTTTATTCATCCGCACACACTCGGGCGGCTCACCGCCGCGACGCTCAGGGAAAAACGCCTGCGCCTCATCCACAAAAAGGATGGCGCCGACAGGAAGCTCACGCCACCGCTTCGCATCGTCCCACAGCGTGACGCCAGGGATGCGCAGGCCATCAATGTTGCAGGCGTAGACATGCTCGCCCTTCTCGACAAGCTTGCTGATCGCCTCAGCCATGCGCAAGCTTTTGCCAGAGCCAGGCAAGCCGGTAAGCAGCGAAATGGATGCGGTATCACCAATCATGATGCTTGATTCCTACGTTGGATAAAGATGCGCTCTGCGCCGCGAATGCCATACGCACTCAGAATGATAGAAATACCCGCGTCGATACCGAACGCATGGACCCAATTAGCAATACCGACAGGAACAGCGGACCAAGCATTCTGCGCGTAATCAATAATCGGATTATAGATAAACTTCTGAGCAGCAAAACCAAGGCCAACTGCGGATAGTAACCGGCCAAGCCAAATGGCCGCTTTGAGCTTTATTAGTTTGTGGATTGCATCAGTCGCATTCGCGAAGAAATTATCTGCAAAATTCCTAGCCCAATCGAACATTAGATATTCCTCCCGACAACAAACATAGCGATGACCGTGCACATAGCAATAATGACCATGCGAACAGCTGCAATTGCATCGTAAAAGCCCTGCGGCACAGTCCAGTGCGAGCCCTCTATCTCCACGTCCGGGAGAAGGCTTCCGCCGCCGCCAACCTGCACCAGATCCTGACGCAAGGTCAGCCCCGAGCCGCCCGACTCTCCACCCCAGATACCAGCAACGACGCCGGCATCGTCGCCGTTGGAAATGCCCGCTGCACGGGTAGCCATACCCTCGCCTAACGCCTGTGCGGCACAACGCTGCTTCCACTGCTGCAAAAGGCTCGAATACTCGGCAACTTTGCAACTGTCCCCGGCACAAACAGGAACGTCGCCACTTTCGCAACCATCCCCTTTAGTAATTTCGCTGCGCAATGTATTGCACTGCGTCTTCCAGGTGAATTTAAGGTGCAAACATTTAAGAGTGTCGCCTGTGCATGCTGGCGGCGTCGTGCAGTTACCGCTATCCGAAGCGCTATCACCATCATCATCATCATCGCCATCCTTCGTACCCTTCCCAGGTGCGCCATTTCCCGAGGTGTTGCCACTACCATCAGCAGTGTTGTCACCAGTGCCATTCTTGGCAGTACCCGCCAGCACCGACTGGTAATTGGTCACGTTGTAGGTTAGGCAAGTGGACCCTAAACACGTCGTCTGCTGATGCCCCTGGGTGCGCTGCCAATCCTGATCCGCAATTTTCACGTCCGGAGGCGTAACGGCATCGCCCTTTTTTGACTTGACCTGCGCGTCGGTGCCATCGGTTTTTTTGCCAATCTCCGATGGCGTCCAGCAAAACGTCTTGCCCGTCGAAGCGGTGGTGCAATGGTCACCGTTAGATGCCAAGCACGCGGTCAAGCCGCCACCTAGCGCCGTACACTCAGGCGGCTTTGGCTTAGTAGCATCCTGTTGCTTATCGGCACTGTCAGAAGTAGAAATTGGCGCATTCGCATCAATCGTCTGAGGCGTACACGTCTGACCCGTGTAGGTGCGATTTCGCATGCCATACGTAGTGACCGAACCAACGGTTTGCGTTATGGCCTCGCCCTGAATTTGACAACCAGCAACACAAGTGGCAGGCGCGGAATACCACATTTTGGCATCAGCAAGAGCAGTTGAATTGCGAGCCGCACACGTCTTAGCCGTAGGCCACTGACGAGAAAAATCCACCGCGTAACTGCCATTGCAAACGGGAGCATCAGATTCACCGGTCACATAGCCATAGACCGTCCCGCCACTCTCGGAACCCCAGCAAATTAAATTACGCGCTTTCTTATATTTAACGAGATTCGCATATACGCCAGCCTTTGCCTCGCCCTGATCGGCGCACATGACGCCATAACGCGAGCTGCTAAAACAGTCCACCACCTGCGCTTGCGCAGAGGGCGAACACATCTGCAAAGCGATCGCGACAACCAGGGCCACGGCGAGATAAGCAACGCGGCGGACGAATGCACGTGCAAAGTAACGCGCAAGCCAGCGCATCACTGCCAGCCGCTAGCGCACACGTGCGCGGCATGGATCAGGAAAACCAACACAATTAAGCCTTCCATCGTCGTAACCTCTAAAATGAAAAAGGGGAGGGTCACCCCTCCCCCGCTGTGGGAACCGCAGCCGATCACTTGCCGCCGATCAGGCCCAGGGCACGCAAGGTCCAACGACCCAGGGCGAACGCCGCCAGGATGGTGACGCCGATGGCGGTGTAAGCCACGACCTTGGCGACGATGGTGCTGCCGTCGAAATCGTCGGCCGCCATGGCGAAGCCAGGCATGACGGTCAGGGCGGTGAGACCGGCATAGCCAGCGGTCTTGGCGCTGCCGAACACACGGTTCAGGGTGTTGATGAACTTGGGCATTGGTATTACTCCTCAATGGTTTTGGGATTGAGCAGTCCACGAACGACTGCAAGGGTCATTAGGCCGACAAAATAAGCACCACCCACCACGCCGGCCTGTTGGACGGTGGGTAACATGTCCACCCAGCTGGCTTGATCCAGCCAGGCGGTTTGAGCACACGTGCCGTCCTGCGCCGGCACTGCGTCAATGCAGGTCAGCACGCGCGTCATGACTTACGCCGCCGCCTTGGCGCGGTTGTGCTGCGGATCCACCAGGGTCATGCGCCGCGCCAGCTCGGGGCCAAAGCGGCCCGGCACCAGATCGGACACCAAGTCCCATTCCTTGACGGCGCCGACCGGATAGCCGGAGTTCGGGCCGTCCACCTCAACGTCGATCTGCACGCGCATCAGTTCGGTTTCGAGCGTGGCTTTCTGGCTGTAGATGGCCTTCGGAAGTCCCTTGGAGGTCGTGACGTTGCGGGTATCGACGGGGCCATTGATGGTGATCTTGGGAGCGTTCATTCGGTCTGTTCTCTCTGTCGTTGGTTGGTTGGCTTGCGGTTGGTTTTCTGCAAATTTCGGGCGGTACTGTGGGGTGAACGTATGCCTGCTGCGCCATGGGTTATGCCGCCGCGCGTGCGACGTTCTTACCGCGAAGCTTGGTGAACTTGCTGAGGCTCAAAACGCCCTTGTTCACCTGGCCCATGGCCTCAATGTCAAGCTCGTATTCGCCGACCGGATAGCCCTTCTGGCCGTCTTCGAGGCGCACGTCGAACGGGTACGCGAAACCAGCCATTTCGATCTTCGCTTTCTGCTTGCGCGTGGTGTAGCTGCGGTCCTGGCCGCTGTCATCCTTGAAGGTGCCGCCACGCTCGATGACTTCGGCGTCCATTACGGTGACTTTGATTCCGCTCATTGCTCTAACTCCGGTTGATGCCCGCGATTTCGGGCCATAGCTCCGCTGCTTGACCTGTTGCCCACGCCGGCAGCTTGTTCGACGTGCAGGTATGAATGACGGCGTGCAGCGCCTCGGGCGTCTTGCATTGCCGCGCAATGAAATTGAGCGTTGCGCCGTACTGGCGTTTGAGGTGGCGACGGGCGCTTTTCCACGTCGCATCGATCGCCGCTTTCGTGATATCGATCTGCGACGCCACGCAGTGGAGGAACCGCA